TTGAAGGAAACGTAGCCATTATGCGAGCATACCTCCTGGTCGTTTTTGTTTAATTAATTCTGATTGTATAGCAACTGAAATCATACGACCAAGTTCTCTACCTTGTTCTTCATCTCCTTCAACGGAAGAACCAGAAGCATCTACATTTACCACAATATTTGTTGAGCCTCCTCCGATACCAGCTAAATCGTGGTTTGGGATAATATTTCCTGATTGATTAGGAACAAATAGTTCTGGTCCACGTTCTCCTACCATGTATGGATTTCTTCTTCCTACAGGACCACCATTTGCTGCATACATAACAGTACCTTGTATATCATTCATAGGTGTAGTGTTGAAATTAAACATATTGCCAAACAGACCCAAAATACTTCTTTGGAGTTGCGTAGCTGCCAGTTGTGCAGCAGTGTCTATAAAGAAATCAGCTATTCTATTGAGCATATTTCTGAACGCATCTTGCACAGTCATTGTTCCGTAAACAATTCCTTTAAATGATTCAGCAAACGAATCTCCCATTACTTTTGATAACTTGACTGACTGTTCCGTTAAATCGTTGAGTTCTTTCATCGTCTTATTCAATTCATTCATACGACTTATTGCTGGATCAGCAGCATTTAATCTATTCAATGTTATCTGTTCTTCCAAATCTTTCTGTAGCCTTAGATTAGTTAAAGTTTGCTCTGCTCTTTCTAGTTCCGCTTTACTTCCTTTTTCTTTTACAGCTTCTACTTCAGCTATCTGTTTTTCTATTGCAAAGTCTAATTTATTTAGTTTATTTCGTTGCTCTAAAACTATTAATTCTTCTTCAGAACCTTCAAACCTAGTTTTTTCTATCTCTAGCTGTGCCCTAAGATCCATCTCATTTTCTTGGAGTATTTTTTTCTGTAACTGAGTTAATTTAAGAGTCGCATCAAAGTTTTTTATATTATCTTTCAGTATTCCTATGTCTGTCTGTCCTGCTGATATTTCTCCACCTAATCTTCTAAATTCAGCTTGTACTGTTCCTAATTTTCCGCTTGCTGCAAGTTCTCTTTGCTTTTCTTTAGTGTCAAACTTTTCTCTCAGTTCATTCCTCTTTCTTAGATTTTCCTGTAAAGAAGCTTCTAGAGTTAATACTTTTTCTATAGATATTTCTCTCTTTCGTATAGTTTCATCTATAGTTTCTCCTAAATTTTTATCCCCGTCTTGCTGTCCTCCGCCTAATACAAAATTAAGAACTTTCATAAATCCAGTTAAAGGACCCGATGCTAATATCGCAAGTTCTGTTCCTAACCTAGCGGTAACTTTTCCAAACTCTTTAAATGCCTTGTTCATTTCTTCGAGACTATTTGCACCACCAGCACCAAACTGCATACCAAATCTAGCTCTTGCAAATTGTCCTGCTGCTGCTGTAAGTCCTGCTGACTGTAGTATTGAAATAGAAGTAGTTATATTTCTGTCAAACTTAGATAAAGATTCAGTTAACTTATCAAGGTTGTTTGCTGGATCCGCTAACGCACCACCTAATTCATTTATACCATTAACTACATTTGTTATGGTTTGAACGATAGCTGTACCAACAATACCTCCTGCAAATCCACCCATCTGTCCACCTACAGCAGCACCTATTCCACCGCCTAACGCACCACCGATAGCGGTTACTGGTCCTTGGCCGAATAGTAAAGGGAAACCACCACTTATCAGTGCACTCTGGAAGATAGCACCGCCTCCTCCTCTTCCACCTGTGGTGGGAGCATTAGCAGCAGCTATAGCTTTTGATCTTCTTCTATTTATTCTTTCCTGTTCTCGTAATATTGCTAATTTATTGTTTTCTTTTTTGATGCCGTTTGTAAGTTCCCTGTTTAACCTTCTTACTAATCCAAATTCCCTTTTTCTTTGTGCGTCTGTAAGTTTGCCTAATTTAGTTCTTAATTTTGAAATATCTACTCCCTTCAACTCAAGCATATTTAGATCATGTGCAATTTTTAAACGAGTTGTCTGTTGTATAAATTTAGTATCCACATTCATAGCAGCCTGACCAGCACCATAGGTATTAGCCATTTGTGGTCCGTATTGGGCAGCAGTAAATCCTGTTCTACCAGCCTGTTTGTTTAACGAAACTACTTTTTGCAGTCCTTTTATTTCATCGGCAACTAACTTGTTCGAGGCTCTTGCGGTTTCTAATCTTCCTTTAGCTGTATGCCTTGCTGCATTAGATAACTGTAATTTTTCCTTATCTACGTTTAGTCCTTTTTCTTCTAACTTTCTTAACTGTTCGCCTAACCTTCTGGTTATTTTCATTGTGGCGAATTTTCTGTCATCCAAAGCAAGTTGCTGTTTTTTGAGCATTACTGCTTTAGATTCAATTCTTAATGGAGTATTGAGCTTTCTTCTAAGAACATTTACACGTTTTTCCAGCTTTCCAAGCTGATCTATCGCTGGTTTAGTATTTAGCTTTATATTTACACTGTAATTCGAGGCAGCCACTTACTAAAAATTACTAGATAACACAAGTTTAGCGTATCTTACGATTCTGAGCTTGTCTTTTTGCTTTTTCGTGTGCCTTTTCTTCTCTTTCTGCCTGTATTCTGAAGTATGCGTTCCATGCAAACAGTTCTTGGGTAGATATTTTCTGTCGCAGTTCTTTATGGGTATAACCTAATTTTTCAGCAATAAAAAACTGAAGAAACATAAAGTTGTCTTTTTCTAGCCTAGCTTTTTACGGCATCAGGGCTTTCCTCCTCGCCCATGCTTTGCATCTTAGTCATTAGATCAAGTAAGACAGATAGCGGAATCTCTCTTCTTAAAGTTGGTATGTCTCCTGCGGTAAAAAGTTTTGCTCCTGACTCATCTTCTGCTTTTGTAACAATAACTTGTAGAGCAAAATCAAGGTTTCCTTCTTCCTGGCCTTTATTCATCGCTAATAATGTATTGTTTATTGTATCTCTATCAGCTATCGTAAGGGGTGACCAAAACACTTTTAAGATAAGTTCTTTTCCCTTAAAAATAGAGTAACTACTACGTTCTTCAATACTAAAAGCTTGCTTTAGTTTGTCAATTGCTCTTGTTGTTGGCATAAAAAATTATATCTATTCTTGTAGTATAGCTTATTACTAATAATCAGCTACGGATCTAGGTCAAAACTTACATTCTTACCTTTAAATGTTTCATTTACCGCTAATGCGATAACAACATTAAACTCTTCGTTTCCCATGTATATTTTATACCAATCAGGCATTTGACTAGGAGGAGTTATCACATCAACTATCTGTTCATGCTCTGAATAAGTTACTCCATTTGGATCACCCACTGGTGCAGTAGCTCCTGGATTATTTACAGCAAAACCGGCATATTCAGCTTCGTTACCTATATACATATCTTTTTCCAACGGAATTTTTTTAGGTCTTTTTCGTTTTGGAAGTCGTCTGGTAGTTTTTATCTGATCGTATGCGCTACCTGTGTAATCAGGGTCAGACATTACTTCAAGCAGTGAGGCATCATAACCTTCTATTTTACCTTCATCTATTTTTTGCCTTTTCTTAGATTTAGTTACTGGTTCTACTGGAGTTTCACTTATTTTCCAACTTGTAGCAAAATGTCCTGTCCACCAAGGACCAGCAGCCTGTAAATCCTGTACCATTCTAGAGGCTACCTTACCTCTAAGTCTTATCATGTCTTGCTCTAAATCTTTAGAAAGCTGTGATATGTCTTTGTTAGGCATTGGCGGTAAAACTGCAACTGACTACAGATAGAAAGTGACTCTCTCTTTCTGTGCTAACAGAAGTTGGTCCAGCTATCTGGGAAACACGGGGAGAAACAGAAAATGTATCTGAATAGTTCGATGCGTTTACTGAAGTCAATCCATCTATAACAGCTTCAGCTATAGCTGCTCCATCTGCTGTTCCTTTATTTTTGGGAGTCATTACCCCACAGGTTATTGATCCACCATAGTAATCGAGTGCTCCTCCCTGTGGTTGAACTGTTGACTGTGTAAAGTCAAGACTTACCATCACATACTTTTTATTTTTACCTGGAGTTGTGAAGGGCATATTGTCGAATACAACTGTTACTGTGTTGTCAGCAGTTGTTACTGCGTTTTTGATTGCGGTTTCAAATGCTGCTCGTGCGTTTACTAAAGTCATTAAAAAATAACGTCAACTCTGAATAAATACTCTTGACCGCCACGCAAAGTTCTTACATCTGTTATTTTTGCTATTCTGGTCGATCCAGAAAATGTAAGAGTTATTTCATCGGATAATAGAGGTTGGCTGTCTCCTATTAGATCGGGTGTTATATAAATACGAGCTACGTTTTCTTGAAATCCCGTTTCTTCGGTGGATTGGATAAATTCTATGGGTACGTCTATATTGTAAGCGGTGTCGGTTGTTGTTACCACACCTGTGGATGTGTTGTAAGAAGCAGATGCCTTGCGTGTGTAAGTGATAGATGTATCGAGAGAATTACCAAGATCACTTACTACCTGTTTGGCAATGTTTTTTAGTGCTGTATCTAGTTGTCCTGCCATTAGCCTCTAACCGCCCTTAGTTGAAAAGTTCCTGCTCCACCTAGCATATACGCTCCAAGGTAACTTTGGAGCCAAGGGTAAACATCTAAAATATTATTTATAGCTCCAGTACCCTGACTATCAGTATTGTATTTAACCTGTATGTCACCTAACTTTACTTCAGAAAAATTACCGTCTTTACCAGTAGTACCAGTAATGGCATCAGTATCATTTGCCAAAGCTCTAGCTAATTCAAATTGTGCATATTTAATATTTTGTGGGATTAAATCACAGGAAAGTTCTACACCATCTACCTGATAATTATTTCTTGGAAATTTAAGTGCCTGTCCATCATCACATCTATCTCCATAATAAACAAAACTATCAATCCACCTTGTAGCTGATATTAATGCACGATTCTTTTTATCATCTTGTTTATTATCCCATTGAGTAGAATCTGGGACAGTTTCAAAGTATGTATCAGCT